GAATTGCCAGCCGATTGATTCTAAGTATGCACCGTAACCAATCATTAAGTCGAATACAGCCTGTGCAGTAGGTAACACTGCCCCGTATGGCGTAGTTGAAGTCGTTGTTAAAGAATCGGGTCTATAGGTAACTGAGATACCACCAACTACAGGCAATGACGATAATTTTTGCCAGTTAGCAGAAATAAATGTAGTCACAGTTTGTGTAACCAAACTTTGATAATATACACTATTATACCTGACAATATCTCCACCATTGTATGTTGCACCCTGTGTAAAGTATTGGAATGGTGCAGGTTGTCCACCAACAGTTATAGTTGATGCAGAGGTGTTAGCTCTATCTAATGATATAAATTCTGAATTTAGTAAATCATATCCATAAACATTAAATGTTCCGTCTGCCAGAGCACGAACAATCATTCCACTATAAGAATAGGATGCTACGACTGGACTTGTGTATAAGATAACGTCGAAATTAGTTGTCGGAATAATCAATGTGCTTGTTGTTGACGTTGGACTAACAGACTCAATATATAAGTTGGTTGTAGATTGATTTGTAAATCCTGCAAATTTGTTTGCAAGGTTTACATCTAAGGTTCTAATTTTTTGTCCAAAAGTTGACGTAACATCAAGGCCTAAAAATAAAACTCTATCACTAATCCAACGTTGATATCCAAATCTAATTTGTGTTGACCCATCAACATTTTCAGCGTGAACATATTGGTCAGCATTTTTAGGACGCATCCAAGAAAAGAATGTGTCAGATGTAACATTTGAATATAAGTCATTTTGAACGAACTGCCAGTTGGCATCAGACATAACTGGTCCTTCGACACCAGGGACACTTATCATTCCTGCTGACAACTCTGTGCCCATTGTGTCCCACATATATTCACCATATGATGCTGGTTGCATTAAATACAAGAATTCTTGTATTGAGAACGCATATGCCGAAGAAGCATACCAAGCTTGTTCAACTGGTGATCCATCGCCATACACCCAGTCAGCATCAAAGAAATCAAACGGTTCGTAATAATTTCCAGAAAACACAATACCGAATAATGTCATTGGAGAAATAATTTCACCAGATGAGGTAACTGGAATTACTGTAGATAAGCCGGGGCGCTGCCACATAGGTTGCATTTGTGGAAGTTCTGTAATAGGATCATAGATAGCTGATGGACCTTGGCGAATTATACCATTTTCCAAATCTTGCCACATATTATTTAATCCAGCGGCAGTAGATGTCCATACTTGTTGTCCAGCCATATTGAGCACTGGCGTGCCATATTCTGCAATCCACCAGTCTGGCTGTTCACTAAATCCTAACATTTCCCACGGACGGGTATCTGGATATACAGTGTCGTAATAGTATTGGTAAATACCCTTCCAGTTTCCTGGTAAATTAAGTTCTTGTCCTAGAATATTGATTGCAGCAGAATAGTTATATAACTTCCAAATATTACCGACACCTGGCACAAAACTTGCAACTACAGCAGGATTTTGGCTTTGTGTTGCCCAATCATTTGCTCTATAATTTGCTTTATTTTTCGCTGCCCATTTGTTCAAATATGATTCGGTAATTTCTAGGAACTCTTTGCGTGTATATCGAGTTTCCCTAAAATACCCAGATTCTACAGACTCGAGTCTGATTGGCAGATAATATTGGTCCATAAATTTGGATTGCAATAAGTTATAAATCCTCTTTTCAAGTTCCAACAATAACTGGTCCCTGTAGTCACCGTATGCCAATGTTTTGGATCCGTCGTGCCCAATAATTACTTCTGCAGGAACAAGGTATGTATAATCTAATTCGATTCTTGGCAAATATACTGGATATGCACCAACTTTTGTTGGTGTTGATGGTATATATGCAGGTAATGGATTTTTATAGAAATTAACAGTAACCGAATCACCTACGTGAATATTTGGTGAAGTCAAAATAAACTGAATTGTTATTTCTAAATTTGTTGAAATGATATTGTAGTCCTGCCCAATAACCAATAGATTTTCATTTACAGTTGTATCGTAAATATAAATTGCGTTTGTTTGATTTGACAAGTCGATATAATTGGTCAATTGCAAAGTGCCATTCACTGGGATGACATCTGTTTCATTAGCATATGGACTACCATTAGCAATCATATAAGAATATGCAAATGCGTTTGAGAATTCATTTGCAATGTTGATTGTGTTCAATATTTGTTCAACCCACGCATTGATTACAATCGTATTATTATGATACTGAACGGGGTCGAAACCTTGGTTGATAAGTTGTAACGCAGTCCTTACATATTTGTTCTTGAATTTAGTATATTCATCGCTGCTAAATCTTTCAGCCATAATAAAATCTAAATTAGAATCTGACATAGGTAACATAGCCTTCAATGAAGGTGTTACGTTTTGTAAAATGTAAGTACCTAATGACTCATTTTTGGCAGTGTCTCGATAATTATTTGGACCACCGAATGCGACACCAGTTTCGCCAATTTGATTAGCAATAATAGAAGAGAACTGTTGTATTAAGTTACTTCCACTAATTGTGCTTATTTCCTGTTGGGTAGGGTTAGCTTCTAACTGTTGTGGAATTGCAAAGTATCCTGGTGCAGCAGGATCTAATAATCCTTGGGTATAAGTTTGAACTTCAACAACAGGTGGTTGAGTCTGTGGCTGTGTTAGCAATGATGTGATATATACAGTCAGATCAACAAATATTTGGCTGTTTATTACCGTAAGTGTATATCCGTTCGCTTGTTCAGAAACGCTATCAACTAATTCACCATTGACTGTTACTATTATATCGGGTGTAGCAGGATATCCATACGGAATAACACTCAGACCAAATTGGTATTCATTACCATATCCAACAACAAAATTATCAATGACTCTTTGTTTACTTGCAGCAATACCGTTTGGAACACTTGCTGGATTTGTTCCGCAAGGCTGTGGTTCATATAAATTCCAGGCATTAAATAATACTGGACTTGTTGATGATTGATAGTAGTAATACCCATCAATATTTGTCAAATTGGTGCTATATGTGTACCTATCTGTTATAAGGTTATTCTCAAATAAAATATCAGATGCTTGCCCCAACGCAGTGTAAAGGATTGGAAATCCTAAAACTGGGTCATTTGGCGCATTTGGTGTCATATCTATAGAATATGAAAAGATTTTACTGCCTTCAAATGTGCTACCTGGGTATGTAATTGGGTCATTTAATTCAACACCGTTGTGATCGTATAATTGGAATAACGGTGGCTGATTTACATATATCTTGTCGTTAAATGCTTCTTGCCACGCACCATTATTGTAATACCAAGTTTCACCCGCAACGGTATATCCAAACGGACCATCTTCTGTAATGAAAACAATATTACCGTTCACTATTGGTGCGCCATATATTGCAAAAGTAATAATACCTGCGATTACTGTTGCCTGGTATATATTAGTTAAAGTTGCAGGGTCTTTAAAGAAACACACTAATTCTCCACCTACAAACTCTGTACCTAATTCTGCATTTACAACGGAAACAGGTTGGCCATTATAGTTGGATAATAACAATGGTTTACCGAAAAAATTATCTACCATACCATATGTGATGTTTGTCACAAATGTTGTGCCTGAATTATATAAGTTCAAATCTGCTGTGAACTGAATAATTGGTCGCAAAGCAACGGTAGCATTTTGCGGAAATGGTGAATTGGTTGCTGTGGCGGCAGTGGTAATTGCAGAAATATGGAACCATTTATTTGTTCTGGACCACGCATTCATATCTAAGGAACCACGTTCGATAGTAATATAGTCACCAGTAATCGGCAATGTTTCTGTATCCCAAGAATTTATATCCCAGGCTTCATTGTCAATAATTCGACCAGTCGATAATTGAATTTCACCATCCCAAGGCAAGAATTCAAATTCTGTGCCTATCGTAATATCTGAAGATAATGGTACCAGTCTTATGCCGATGCATCCACCAATATTTTCCACAATATGTGGTGTGCTATATATAGGATCACCAAGTATCTGAATTGTCATTCCAGATGTAATATTTAAATTAGGTGGTGTTGCAGAAGGTGGTGTGGTATAGGAGGTTTGCCCAATGATATCAGACGCCGATATCCCAGAAATTGTCAGCGATGGAAGACCTTGTTCTACCCAATAATAATTGGAGTAGTTGATGAACATATCGTAATCAATGGGTGGCGCAAAACTATAATATTCTGACTCAAACAATCTATCTTGATTAAGTGTATTTCCACCGTAATAGTTGATGTAACTCAACATATCCTCGTAGAATAGGATATTTGTTTTATTGCTACTTGCATCCTGTGCATATGCAGTAGCTTCTAACTGCCACCAAGTTCTATTTTTATCTGGTTCAGGTATATAAAAATCCGAAATAGGATTATAATCTCCTGCAACTCTGCGTCCCAAATATCCTGATAATAATGTGCTATCTTTTTTAGAAAAAACTTGATCAAAGGTTGCATTAAAAAATTTACGCTCTGTCGGTGTTTGAAATACCGCTGGCAGTTTTTTAATATATGATGTCATTATTTAGATCCTGTATTTTGGTAGATATTCGATTTATTTTTTGGAATTCTTGCAGGGGTTACTCCCTTCAGTTTCCAACCCTTAACGACTCTTATATTTTTAATCACTTCCAACGACCTATATGGGTATCTGTCGTCAAAGTCTTTTCTTGTTCCACTAAATTCTTCACCCGTATGCACATTTTCAAAATCATATATCGTGTAATCTACATTATGTGGAATTCTATCTTTTACGGTAACACCTGCTAATTTCCAATTGACGCCATTGGTTGTTGTTTTTTGCCCGGTATAACAAATATAGCCTTTATCAACTATTGACCAACATTCCGAATAACTTATATTCGCATATTCTCGGAATTCTTTTCTAATACCTTCAAAAATTTCACCGGTTAGTATATTCTCAAATTTGTAAATTTGTAAATTTGTTTGATTTTTTCGGAATTCTTCTCGTAATTCAGAATATCTTCTACCATTCATTTCTTTATAATTATATCTATTATTCTTGGCCATTATCCAAAGTGCCGAAGTCATAGATCTATTACGGTATATTTTCCATAATAATGTATGAATTATAAAATGTTCACGTAATGTTAAGTTTACCAAATTTGTAAGATCATCTGTGCCGCCCATTGATCGTGGAATGATATGGTGTATTTCTGTTTTGACAGTTGGATTTAGTTTCCTTAGTTTTGCAGACTTTATAATTTGATCGTGTATTCTTTGGTAATTCATTGAAACCCTAAATAATAGAAATGTTACTTTCTATTATTTATCACCAGAATTATACACCAATTAAACTGTGGTCTCAATTATTCAAATTTTGGCTATTTAATGATGTAATGATCTGAACATTATTCACATTAGCTGTTGACAAGAATAATTCATTAGGATTAGCAACAATTTCAAACAAATTACCAAACGAGGAATTTGCAGCACTAGGCACAATAACTACCGAACTGATAATTCCAATAAGTTGCTGGTGTATATATGCTGCGAGTTCAGTGTAGAAAAAGTTTTCACCAAAGTCCCAGTTACTAATATCAAAGTATTGATTTATGGCTGTTATAACCATTGTTTTTACTTCATTATCACTCGCACTCGCTGTTTGTGAAATTACAACCTTAAATGTTGCTTGTAAGGCCGGATCAGCTTGTGGACCGAATAACAATTTAAATACACCGGAATTCCATACAATAGAATCACTAACCATTTTATATTGGTCCAAGTTTTGGAATTGGACCCTTAAATCTTCAGTGGTAGGTGCTGCAGGGAATGTTGCCAGTGTGCCATTTGCGTTTGCCCAGTTTGTCACATCGGTGTAATAGCTACTTGTAATAACTATCATATCAATAATGTTTGTTGGCGATGGATCAACCCTTTGATCAATTGGAGAATAATGGCTCCATTTGAAATAAAATGGTAATTGCTTATTCGTTGGTACCTGTGTATTTTGAGTGAACACTTTACCATTTTTATCAAAGTGAGAAGTATCAAGAGATTCGGTTATCACCGACCCTGTAGGATATCCCGTATTGGCAGTTGTTGTGAATGCAAGTTTATAATACACACCAAACCCCGGTGGGCTAACAGAATATAACAAATACGATTGTGCTAAGAAGTATGTGTTCATTATACTTGATTTATTAGCAAGAGTTTCTGTTCCTACTAACCAGGTATATCCACACGCAGAGCTAACATTGTTGAAGAATGCGCTTAGTTGGCTGGCAATACTTGCGCCATTTGTCATCGATCCTGTTGGGATTGGAACTAATGGAGTAGTTAATGGATCGGTATAATGCAATTGTGCCAAATTATTGATAAACAATAAATCTGTTTCATCCATAAACGAGTAATTAAGTCCAATAACGCCAGCTGGATTAAGAATCTGAGACCCCGTTAATAATTGATCTGCAATGAATGGTGAACTATAAAGTGTAGTATCTATACCTGGATTTAACATTGGAAAATAAACATATAATCTTGTTTGAGTATTTTCTAACATATATTGCCAATTAGCTACCCAAGGGCTGGCAATTTCATATCCAGTCAATGGATCTAAGGAATATTCAAATACAACCCTGTCTGTAGAGGATACAATTTCATTAAATGCATTTGGATCATCTGGAATACCATCACCGTTCGTGTCAATAAGAGATACCTGAACTTTAGAACTATCCAAATATCCATCATCTTGAATATATACTCCTGAAATATTAAATGATATCTCATTAGGCAAGAATGCTGTTGCAGGATTTGTGATATTAGGCTCATTATTATCTATCGTGCTATTTGTGTTCACGAATGGCATAATTTCAATTGTATCTTGCAAAGCTAACCCAGATGAGTTGTCTATTATGATTTCATTTGGTTCCCAATAGAATCTAACATCTTTAAGAGAATCAAACACGTATACTCTTCCTCGAGCTGTTAAGTCAAAGGTTGTTATATCAGTTTGACTATTTGCTGCAATATTCACATATAATAACCCACTTGCCGCGCTTGTTGCCCAATCTGAATAAATTTCTGGATAAGGCACAGCACTAATAGGTGGTGCATATACCCACGGTTGTGTAGATTGGTCTGTGTATCCAGGTGTAGCAGCAGTAGAAACCCCCCACTCGTCTTGCAATAAATCATAAAATAGGTAGAAAGAAATGCCATTACTAATTGCAGTTGAAATCGTTGCAATTTCTGTATCATTAAGAACATTTCTAAAAGTCGGATACAACTTTATTGCTTGGTAGTTAACTTGTTCATTTACATTTAACTCAACGGGACCAATATTTGCATATGGATTTAATGGGTTAATAATTACAGGAATTCCTGATTGAACGACGTTGTTAACTTCGGCAGCATTCAGCGTAGATGTTACATTTGATGGATCTGCAAATTGAATAATTGCGCCAGAAGTTATCATACCCCAAGGTTCAAATGTCCCTGTAGGTGTATTATATTCATTAAATGAATTTGTTAATGTCACAGCAGGCGCAGTAGGTGAAATACTGTTTATGAAATAACCCGTTGTATTTTTAAATGTCAACGGACTTGTTTGCCAATATAATGGGACCTGTGACGGATTGTTTAAATCTAAAATAGAATACCCGTTCGGAACAGATATAGTGGGATTTACACGAATTGTAGATTCAAATTGTGGCAGATATTCATCATAAAAGAAATTAGTGACGTTCGCATTTTCCAACATCTGTTGTATTGTGTTAATGATAGTTGTTTGAATTGTGCCAGAGTTAGAAGAATCTTCAATAACTTGCGTCAATACATTTTCGTTATCTCTATATAATGCACCATCTTGCCCAAATATGATTAAATCTCGATGAAATCCGGTTGGATCATTTAAATCGATATAACGACTTTGTCCACTCATTGTTCTATCAATTGCCTGCAATTTTACAATTTGATTACCATAGATTAGTGGCAATACATTATAGTCTGCACCATTAACCATACGCGACTGTGTCGAAAATACTTCAGGCGCACGTAATTTAATTTGTTCATTTGTTTCAGACGGTGCGGCATTCCCGATAGTCTGTTCCAAACTAAATGTAACTTGCAGGGTGTAGTTTTGTTGGTCTACACCAATATATGGAATATTAATTTGTAATCCGGTTGCATCAGTAGGACGAATAACAAGTGCTTGATTTGCACTAACTCGAGTCCAGAACCTGAATAAACCTGTTGGCACATTACCAAAATTACCATCTGCAAACCTTACAGTAACTGCATCGTTAGCGTCCGTCAAAACATCAAAAATATTTCTTTGTGAGAATTGAATACTGTTATAGATAATATTTTCACCAGCAAGAGCAGGTACGGCTTGCCACTGTGCCAATACATTACCATTTTGGTCTGTTTGTTGGACATATACATCATCCTGATTAATATTTTGAATTGGAATAGGAAACAATGTATTCGGAGTTGGGAATGCAAAGTTAGTATCAGTATTAATCAGGGTGCCTTGCCTGAAATACAAAAAGAATCCGGTATTAGGAGATGCAACACCCAGGCTGTCATTTCTGTAAAGGAAATTAAATGGGTTTGCAGGGTCTGGATCCCTTTCAAATATTGTTTGATTTGTAATGAAATCTGGATTACAAACATCAATAGGATATGTCTGACTGTTAATCGTAACAGTTGTTGGAAATGTAATATTTAAATTCAACACATTATTCAATTGATACAAGTCGGTAGGAATACTTCCAATTATGCCAGATTTAGACGGGCGTCCAAACGGATTAGTTTGATTAAATGCAGCATTAGAAATTTGTATAAATTGATCAAACCAATCTGTATTATTTGGATCATTCCAATAAACCGTATAATTACTTAAATTATTTCCATCGGAATCTATTAATACCTGGTCTGTTTGAAGTGATGATATTTTAAACATACCACTTGCACAAATATTTCTACTTGGCACATAGTTAACCATCGATGCCAAACGAATAATACTTTCTCTACGAGTGGCAGTATCAATAAAGTTTTCACGGCTGTTCAAATCAGTTCTAAAAGCCAAACTTGTACCGAAATATGCAAGTAATTCAATAATTGCAATAAATTCAGAACTTTCAATATAATCGTTGAAATCTTCAGGGTAGTAAGTTTGAATATAGTTTATTAATGCCTGTTTCAATGTGTCGAAGTCGTAGGCAGTGTAATCAATAAATTGGTATGCTTGAAATACCTTTTGGTAATCCTCGGCCGCGAATAAGTTCGATTGACGAATTGATGATGACATTAGAATGATTCCTGATTTGTAAGTGAGAAGGACACGAATAAGCTAGTTGTGATAGCTTGTGGAACATATAGTAGTACCAAATTAATAGTTAGAGCCTGATCAGTTTGTGTTACATTGATATCAACCATTTGAACACGTGGATCAGATTCTACCACATTCACAGCATCCTGTATGATTAAATTTTTTGTGTAATCATCAAATGGGTCGAACAGGTAACTATAAATGTTTGTACCAAAACCAGGCAACATCAATCTAGTTCCCATTGGGGTTGCAAATTGATTTAAGATGTCACGTTTGACTATTTCAATATCAGTCAATGAGTATGGCGGGTTCGGTTGTCCAACCGTGTTAAAGCCGACGAAATAAGGAGTCGTATTGACTGGATTTGTCGCTGCTGAAGTATTTTGTGTAACTTGATTATTAGTGGCCATAAATTCTCTTTTATGTTATTTATCAATGTAAATTATGCGTATCTTTTTAATCCGCCGTGATCATATTTATTTTGCCACATGGTCATTACCTTTAGTGGATCACCTGCTACTCGGTTTCCTGCCTGATTGAAACTCAAATGATACCATACAGAATTAGAATTCCCACTGTATTCATAGATAAATTGGTCGTAAGGTATATTATCCCTGACCCAGGGTGCGTTGGCCCAATATGTATCTAATGTCCAACCTATAAATTGCACATCCATAGCCATACCGCAAGGGTGTTGGCTTTTATTTGGCGGTTGGCAGGTCTCTTCATTTCGTATTGCAGAGTTTATTCTGAATTTACCAAATTGTGCTAATAATGGTTCAGCAACATTTATTGCAAGATTTTGCAAATTACAAAACCTTTCTTGTGCAGTTAGCCCATTAAATGGAATTAAAGGATGTGGATAAAACGCATTTACGGTGAAATCTCTCAACTTAAAATTAGGGCTAAGTTGTGTATCATAATTCACACCATCCCATATCGTGCAGGTTACAGGAATTCCATTTCCGCCCGGTGGGGTGGCACTATTTGATGCCATAGGTGTTGCAGTATTTTGTGGAGGCAAACTATCTTGAGTTGGTAATGGATTATTACCAGTTTGCACTCCCTTTGTTCCCGCTGTATTGTTACCACCTGCAATGTTGCTATTATATTCGTCGAATGTGGGATCACCGTGGTCTGAACCACCCAACGCTTGCAATAAGGGTTGGGCGTTCACGAACGTGCTAGTTGAAATAGCTACTCCGCCTACTGTAATCATCGGTGCTGCACAGGCCATATTATATCCTTAATTTGGGAATTTTTTATCGCAGCCATTAGGGTCTACGTTTTGAACAATCATTGTTACAATTCGTGGTCCACGCTGACCTACTTGCGTATACCAGATTGAGTTTTTAAGTGCTGCACCAGCTGCATTATAATCGCCTGCATTCATAGCCGCCAAAAACATTTTAAATTTCGATAAACCACCTTCACCAATGTTATAGCACAAATCGGCGCAGGCACGTTTTCTAATATCTGTCAAATTACCCCAACAAGTTGTGCCTAGTTGACGTTGGGCACCTGCAATTGCAAGTGGTGCATCTGCCTGAAACCAAGCAGTTACCTGATCTGCAGATATTGCTGTTGGTACAGGATATTGCGAAATTTCATTTGCACGTAATAAGTGTCCTATACCACCCGTTGGTAATCCACGAGAGTCGTTATAAGAAACATATTTAACACCTTCATTTATCATCAACTCACATTGAAAAGCATTCATATTGAAATCTTTAGTTACTGAGCTATCTGTAGGCGATATTGGAGGAAGATCGGTATTATTTGCACCTGGTGTCGTATTTGTTACAGGAGATGTTGCCGCATTATTGCCAGGACCGGCTGATCCCAAATAAGTTTGCGATGCTTGCGTAGGCTGTGGTGTATACCCATTAATAGATGCGTATGTAAACGATGCGTGTTCTGGACAAGGCTCATATGTTGGTAATCTTGTTATTGTAGTTTCCAATGCCTGGGCTGCTCGGGTGAATTTATCATCAGGCACAAATAATGTCCAAAAGCTAGAATTAAATGTTGCTGCCGCAGGTGCCCCACCAGTATTAGCCATATATTTAATACCATTTGCCACCACAATAGTTCCGGCGTTGTAAGCTACATTAGGTTGCCAATTTGGATAAGTTACAGTAGGCACCCAAGTTGCAAGGATATTAATCTTTTCAATAAGTTGTTTTACTTCGGCGACATCTGCCGATTGCGCAGACATAGCTGCATCGGCAGTTCCTGGATCGGCACTAGGAGGAAAGCTTACACTTACAGGACTACCTAAATTGACTTCGCCACCAGCATTTAGCCCACCTTCGATATTTACAATACCGACTACACCAACTGTATTAGAAAATAGTGCATCGGCAGTTACACCAAAATTAGTGGATTCTAACAGAATATCATCGGCTGCTGCCTGCCTAATATTTCCACCAGCTTTTAGGCTGAGGTCATTGTTGGTACACATAACAATGCCATTTTCACCTATTACTGAAATAGTTCCTTCAGAACTCACTCTAATATTTCCAGTTGCGGCCATATCAAACGCCGCGCCAGTTGTCATTTTGATACCTAAATCTGAATTAAAATCTTGGCCACCATTGACAGTAGTAAGATTAAGTGACCCACCGATGCTAATTTCCATATCGTCGTCAGTCACTGTTAGGAATGCACTACCAGATGTGGTGCTATGCCAGTTATTGAGTGCTTGCATAACAATGTTGCCGCCATCACCATTGCCTTCACCTACATAGTTCCAAACAGGAATAGTGGTCGTTGTAGGAACATTATTTACATCATATGTGAAAACAGTTGTTCCTTGTGTAGTATCCATTGCTGCTTTCATATAGATATCTTGTCCAGCTTCAATATTAATATTTCTGTCTGCTCTTAAATTAATATCGCGCTGGGCTCTCATAGAAATATCTGTTGCACCAAAAATATCAATATTTCCTTGTGAATCCATTTGGACCCAGGCCGTACCATCCCTGTTAATCAAATAAACGAATCCATTTGTTTCATCTAATCTAATTTGTGCGCCTGTCTTAGTAGAAAGTTGCACATATTCTGTGCCTACACCATCATCCATAATAAATGATGACCCACCCTTTCTTCTAAATTTATCAGAGGTGACGTTTGCGTCAATTACAGGACCCGGAGTAATGATACCAAATACGGCGCTAGGCGCCTCACGTCGAGCACTTGAAGTAGTTGTTCCTCGATTAGGATCAGTAATTAATCCTTGATTGCTAATACCCTGAAACTTTGTTCTTTCATATGGCTTTATTGCTCTGTCGGGTTCTGTCACGGATTGATCCCATTTATTATATTCTGCAACAGGTATATTTTTACCGGGATATTGCCAGTTTTTATTATCCGACGCCATACCCGGAACCATATTATTCATAAACTGGTTAAA